CCCTCCGCATAGGGGGATTCACCACACCAAAAATTTAACATCTGATGAAACTCGTTTCAATGCTCTATGACGATGTGACAGGGGTACTGATGCAATGCATCTCGCGAATACCCCTGTCGTGTCGCCGGAAAGCAAAAAGCCCAAGGCGTTAACCTCGGGCTTGAATTCTTTGTGTGTCGACAATCGAAGCTATGGCGACGATATCAGATTTACATGAAATATATGCGTTTCAATCCAGTTTTGCAAGACTTCTGTCGAAATTTGTCGCCTTTTGTTGTGAACGTGATCGCGTAACCTGCAATAAAGCCCCGTTATCCAGGCGCAGGAAGATACGCCGCATCTCAACCCAGCGGTCCGTAAACGTCTCTGACCAGTTCTTTGGTGTTACGCCAACCAGCGACGCCATCGCCTGATATTCGTATGTCTCACGACCCGCCAGCTCCGCTTTGACGTCCTGCGCCGCCAGCCAGATTAATTTCTTCAGGCGGTCCAGCGTCTTGCCGGCCACCTTCTTCGCGCCGAGCTGTTCCCGGAACTCAGCCCACGCCCACTGAGTGATCGCCACCTGGTATTCGAAACGGAGGTTTTCGCTGTAGCTCCACAGCAGCCATGCCTTCTGGTGCTCCTCCAGTGACATCAGCGCCCGACGCCATGAAGCGGTACAGAATTCAACATGATTGACCAGAGGGATGTGAGAGCCTTTTGCACGAGACTGCTTCCCAGGAATGGGCTGGTTATCTAGCGTAATAATTTTCCCGGTCACCTCATCCATCACACGCGGCTTTTTGCGCTTAAAGGTCTTGGTATCGAACTGAGCATTCTCCAGCCAGGCCATCAATTGGCCTTTCGTTGCGCCGCTCATATCTGCGGTAGCCACAATGAGCTGCTGACGTACGTATTCCAGTTGTTGACTGTTCATGCGGCTTCCTTCTGTGGCTGATTGGTTTTGGTCTGGCTGTGCTTTGCTATTGGCGGCAGGTTGGCGCGCTTAACGCTTTCGGCCTGATACCGCAGGAAGTCTGTGTGGTTCATTCGGCCTCCAGTTCGGTGATGGTCAGTTCAAGCCTGCCGCCTTTCACGATTGGCATCCTCTTCACGCTGTAGTAGTCGACCTGCTGGTCATCGAGCCAGAACCCGGATTTCGTCAGGGCGTCGAAAGCAGCCTTTTGCAAGTTATCCAGGTCTCGTCGGCGGCGATCCGGCATGTGGCACTCGATACGGATTTTCACGGGTGTTGCCAGGCCAATATCCAGCATTGAGTCTTTGATGATTCTGCCGACGCTGTCGCGGTACGCCTGCCCCTCTGCGCTGATGTGCGTGCGTCCGCGGTTATGCCGGTAGTAGCGGTTGTTGCTCGGCGGCCACGGGAGGCTGATGCGGTATTCATTCATGCTTTTACGAGCCCCTCTTTAAGCCAGATGACCTGCGTGCGAGCCATACCTTCAAGCGCGCACTCTTTTGCATATTCCGCATCGACCAGGCGTGTTCGGCGATCAATCTCGTCGTGACAGCTGCTGCATGCGATGGTTGCGATCAGGTCAGGTGGCTTGATTCCGGTCCCGCAGAGGCCAGCAATACGGATGTGAGCCAGTACTGTGGTTTCAGGATTGCCGTTGCATACGCCGGGGATCCGCACCTGACATTCGCGGCCGCGCGCCGCCTTGCATAAATTAGCCATGCGCCCTCCGTGCCGCGAGACGCAGCCATTTCTGATCCACCAGGCGGGCGGTGTAGTCCTTGAAAGTCGGGATGTCGGAGGGCTTAACCGCAGGCTTACGCTGGCGGCGCGCCGGAACGCGGAAGATTTCGTTGGTGATGACGAGAGCGAGAGGGTTATTCATGCAAGCCTCCCAAAGTAATCGCCACGATAACGGACATCGCGAAGTTGGATGTTCTGGCTGACGGCGAAAGCCTGGGTGTACTCAATCAGGCTGTTCATCCGTTTGATCCCCATCGATGAGGTGCTTTCGCGAATTGCCACCAATTCTCCCTCAAGCCCGGCAATAACCTTCCCCTGCCCTCCTGTGGCAATGGAGTGACCGGAGACCAAAATTGATTTCCACGACGGAAGCGACCACGCAGAGCCAGCCCATTGAATTCGATGCTTTGCCAGATCGCCGCAAAGCGCGTGGAACAGTGAATTCTGAGGAAGAGTGCGCTTAGGGTCGGCAAAACTCACAACTAGCGGGAAATCTGCGTTTACAGGCTGCTTGTTGATGTAGTCGATGAGGTTGCGGCGAACCCGCTCGTCGCGGAGGTAGAATTTGATACTCATACGCCACCTCCGAGAGGTAACGCAGAATGCAGGAAATCGCAGGTGCATTTCTGCATCTGTGAAAAGGTGATGTATTCAGATTGTGGTCGCATTTAATGTCCCCATCAAATGCGCAGAAGTCTTACCGCCGGGCGTTCAACTCCGACGGCAAGTTAATTATGGCTGGTTGATTATAGAAAATCAATTCAGTGGAGATGGTCCAAACTCGTTAATTGCCAGTTCTAGCGACTCGGACTCCATCTTTTCTTGATGGGCTACTAAATACTTATCACCTTGGTATTGATAGAGGGATAGAGAGTACTTCTCGCCATCAATTTCTATAGCGCTTACCTCTGGAGGAACGCGCCCAGAATAAGATCGATAATCGACAAAACTTCCAAAGTGGCCTCGAAAAACTAAAATATCATAAACCATAGTTATCCTTATTTATTGTTGGATTCAGCCATCTCAACATAACGCGGATCGGACGATTTAGGCAATCCAACGCTCTGCTCGCGATAGTGCCGCACGCGCTCCATGAAATACTCGCGCAGATGCTCTGGCTGCTCACGCGCTACCTGCTCTGCGATAACAGGCATATTTAGACGCTCTTTGTACGCCACTCCGGAGGCCGACAGGTCAACGTTAACCTTGTCGCGTTCTTCCTGCTGCTTTGCTGCAATGTTCCAGTCCATTCTATGGTTGCCACCCCATGCCGCAGTTACCTGTTTCATGCAACCATTTATGACCACACTCGACGCATTTGTAATAGCTTTCTTCTGAACCGCGCCCGTGGAAACTTGCATACTTACCCTGATCCTCTGGAATGTACTCCATGCACGGCAATGGAGGATCTCTGCGTTTTCTTGGTTGACGTTCGCAAACTTTGCAAGTCATAAGAACTCCCCTAAAAAATAAAGGCCATACGATATCATGGCCTTTTATCTTATACTTTGTAGCACGTCACCATTGCGCCGCTTTGTGTAAAGCTTCGATATTAGCCATCACTTCACCTCCTGCTGCGGTGCTGCTGGCAGTGGCATCCAGTGTGTAGGAGTCCACGAACCTCCCGGCATTAAGAATCCGCTCTGATGGGCATCAGGATGATACGGCAAGTACGTAGCCCATTTAGTGGCCCAATTGCGACCAAACCAGCAACCAACTATTACTCCGGCCTTAGGCGGAGGCATACGCTCACTGCAAGCCACCCAACCATCCGGAATCACCGGAGAGTTGAGTTGTTCGGAATTACCGAACGACTGAAGCATGGCGGCGCGATAGGCGTTCCAGCCGACAGCTTTTCCGTGTTCAAACGCGCTGTCAAAGTCATCATCCATTTCCATCGCAGCGGGCACAGATACCGGCGCTGGCTGGGCGTTAGTTTCGCTGACAACTCTTTTGACATGCTTAATTAGGCTGCTTTCGTGGTCAATTTTGAAAACAGATACAGGCTCCGCTTCGAGCGATGCCAGCGCGATACGCAGCGCCGCAAGCGTGTTGCTGTCGTCTTCGCCCAGGCCAAACGGGATTTCATCTCGGGCAGCTTCCATGTCGGCAATTTTCTGCTGCAGCCATTCTTTGTCGATGTTGCTCATTGGGCGGCCTCCTGCATGGCTGGGTCTGCTGGTAAAGTCATGTGCGGCACTTCAATCAGTTCTGCCCGAGCATCAGCCGTGTTCAGCGCCATTAATGCGACGATCCGCTTCTGCTCAGCATCCATTCGTAACGCTACTGTCTTGCCGTTCATATTGAAGAACACCGCAACGTTTTTGATATCTTCGATTTTCATACCCCTACCCTCCCCCAAACCATCAATACTCGCTTCATCGCCGGACTGTTCCGGCACTCCTGAAATATTCCGTTGGTGCAGCTGCGCGCGGTACCGGCCCGCTCTTCCGGCGTCGCCAGGCGATAAGTCACCGTTCGCCAGACCTTGCTCACCCGGACAATCCTGCGGGCCCGCTCCAGGTCGAGAGCGTTCTTCGTGATGCAGTTGATGGTCATGCCGCACTCTGTGGCCACATCCTTCGCGGTGAAGGTCCGGTGCGTTTCGAGATAACGCAGAATTGCCTGTTTGCCTTTCATGCTGCCCCCTTGGAGCGGTAAGAATCCCAGGTGAATGAGAGCGTGCATCCGCCGCCGTCGCTCATGCGATCAAGAACGCGTTCGCCGATGAATGCAGACAACTCCTCCCTGGTCTGGTTGCTGATCAGGATGGTTGGCTTCATCCGCTCATATCGGGTGTTGATGATTTCGAACATGATCAACTTCTCGGCGTCGCTTCCGAACTGCACGCCGACCTCGTCGATAATCAGCAGATCAGGTTTCGTGAAGTAACGGATCACCTCATCCTCAGTGCGGCTTGAACCTTTCGACCAGGTTGACTTGTACTCACGGGCAATTTTCAGCGCCGTGGTAAACACTGCAGAACTCTGGTGTTCTGTGATCGCATGCCGTGCGATAGCCAGTGCCAGGTGATTCTTTCCGGTACCTGGTTTGCCGCACATCACAAGACCGCCACCCTTCTGCAAACGCTCTGGCCAACGGCTTGCATATGCCTGGCACACCTTAAGTGCGCGTTTTGCGTCGTCGTTCACTGGCTCATAGTTCTGCAGCGTGCAGTTTTCGAAGCGCGCCGGGATGTTCAGTCCGTCCAGCAGGCGCTCGATGTTTCTTTTGCGGGCTGCTTCGTTGATGCTAATTCTTTCCGCCTGCAAGCGACCTAACTCCTCTTTGAGGCATTCAGGGCAGCAGCTTGGGCGCGGGGGAATTTTCACGACAGAGTTTAAGAAATGCCTGGTCCTGCATTCAAAGGGGCCATGCGTTTCGCAGTTCTCGGTGCTGATAGTTAGCTCGATATCTTCATGCTGAACTGGCGGCTGGCTCAGCTCAGCAATGCGTTTCTCAAGTTGATTGATTTTTTCATCCAGCGTCATGATTAGTCCCTCGCCCATGCAGGAATTTCAGTCTGGCCATAGTCCTTGCCAGCGAAGTTCTCAGATACGCGTGACGGAGTACGGGAAGGCTGCTTGGCGCCCTTAGGCTCAAACAATCCCTGCCAGCCGTTCGCAATGCTCTGGTTGATGATTTCTTCAGGCTGATATCCGCTGCACTTGCAACGCTCGAGCAGGTTGATGGCCTGGGTAACCGTCTGCTGAGACTTAATCGGTTTCTTCAGGTCGCGACGATAATCGACCCATGACTTCCAGACTGAAACTGACAGCCATTCAGGAAGGTCAACACCAGCCGGATCGAACGAAGCCGGTTTGGGGGATTTAGGGGGTTTATTAATATTGTCTTTATTGTCTTTTGTATGTTTGTCTTTTGTGTTTACCTGATTTGGGTAAGTGTCGTTACCTGATTCGGGTAAACTTTTCTTACCTGATTCGGGTAAATTTACCTCTTTCAGGTAAACTTTATTTTCTTTACCTGATTTGGGTAATTTCACCCATTCGCTGACCGCTTTGTTGATCCCCACAGTTCGCCCGATTTGGGTAAATACCCCACGCTTAACTAACGCACTTTTAGCCGCAGAGCATTTGTGTGGGAGAATGCCGGTCAGGGCAGACAACTGATCGTTACTGACCCAATCTGCCTTTTTGTTGAAACCGTATGTTTTTCGCATTACAGCCATGAAGACCAGCAGCTGATGCTGAGACAATCCAGCCAGCATGACAGCCTCCAAAAGTTCATTGGCGATGCGCGTATACCCATCATCAAGATCTGCCACGCGCGGCTCCTTAGGTGCCACGTCAGGCACAGGGAAATTGATTACTTCGGCAGTGTTTGCCATAATTGCTCCTGTGAATTGATCCAGTTAATTCCACCTGAAAGCCGTTGGTGTTACAGCACCGCGGCTTTCGCCCTTTCTGCGTTCATGCTTCAAAATCTCCCTTTACTCCATCCCTGTTAGAAATCAGGATGGCCAGCAGCAGCGACATATTCGGCACCAGGTTCTCCCGCCACCGGCTTACGGTTGATTTGTTCACGCCAGCTACTTCGGCGATCCTGGTGGTCCCAAGATCTGCTATTTGCCGCTGCACCCAGCTCTCAATTCGTCGTGCCTCCGCTTTGTTGCGTGTTGTTAAGGTGTCCATTTGCGATACTTCCTCTGATGTAATTGGTTATTGCCGCCGGTCAGGCGGCTGTTGATTTATTTGGCTCGTCGCCAAAGAGAAGCCATTCAGGCTCGCACTTAAGGGCGCGCGCCAGCT